GGGGTTTTCGGTTATGCGCGTAAACTGCTGATTGTGAAAGTAAAATTCATACCCCCATGCCTCAGGTGTTTCGGGGTAGAATGAGGTATTGACCTGTAATTCTCTATTGTTTTATAGTATATACTCTACAAAAGGAGAGAAACATGATTCATCTCAGAGATAATTGTCACGGCACTACAAATTTTAAAGAAACAGAATTGTGCAGTATTTGTGCACTTCATGACCACCATGATTTTGTGAAAGCGAAAAACATGGGTCTTCCCGCACGCAATGAACTCTATCAGAAAGTTCTCGACGGTCTTAACGATGGCCGCTCGTGGAGAGTACAGAAGAAACCGAACAGTGAATGTGGACATCCGGGCGTCCGTAACACCGCTGGTAAATGTGTCTTCTGCTTGACCGAGCAACGTATGACGGGGGGGTGGAAAAAACCAAAACCGGCCATTGTTAACACCGCTGGTGAGGTTGATGCACTGCGTGAAAACATCGCCATGATTGAGCATAATATTTCCGTTTTGAATGAGCAGTTACAGATGATGAAAAATGCCCTGTTACTGAGTGAATCAGGAATTCACGTTGGTGTTATTAAAATGAAATCACCGCGCCAGCAAGCCATCGCCGACGGCAAACGCTGGTATATTCCGTATGAGCCTTGCAAACACTGTAATATTATTGCAGAACGTTATGTAGCGAATGGTCGCTGTCGTAACTGTGGGAGATAAATAATAAAAAAACAAAGCCCGCTAAATGCGGGCCTTTTATTTACCTGATACTATTCCAGTCCATACTGGTCCTTAATCATCTCCACAGGAATTGATATTCTGCCAATCTCACCATAGTCTCGATGATATGTTATGACAGTGGCGCTTCTTCCGGAGTCGTAACCTCCGTTACTTGAATACTCGTCTTTGGCCGCCAGAGTTTGGTGCATCTCAGTAACGAACATGTTGCTCTCTGCTACTTTCCGATGATGATAGTGACCCATGTGTAGGTAGCCAAACTTAGTACGACCGTAAATCTCTCGGAACTTACTGGCAAATACTGCGTCCAGCTTTTCCATCCTGGAACAGTGCCCGTGATGTACGCCAATCATTACTTTGCCGAATTCGATTGCATAGTAGGGACTCTGTTCGTCTACAATGGTCACGCGGGGGTTACTGGAATACACCTCTTTAAACATCTCTCGCAACCACACGGCGGACGCAAGGTCGTGGTTACCCGTGGCGATTAGCAGCGTTACTTTCCGATGCTTCTCCAGACACATATTCACGGCTCGTTTAATCACACGGATAGCAGTCTGGACCACTTTGAAGAAACGCGTATCAGAGTCGAGAATATGTCCGGATGTTGGTGTAACCGCCTTCAGGCCGTCGAAGTGCAGGAAATCCCCCTGAAGGTTAATGAGACACTCTGTTGCGTTGGGTGCCAATGCTGTCGCTGATTTGAACCACGACGATATGAGATGCTCCGCAATGTTTGTATCATAATCGTCTCCACCCTCTTCTTCACATGCTAACATACCAATGTGTGCATCCGTTACTGTGTACATATTCAGGAGAGTAGTATCCTCATCACGGGATATTAAATTAATTTCCTCTAGTGGGGATAAGCACTCTGTAAGCGCCGCAATCGCTTCCTGCATCATTTTTAACTGGCGCTCGGAGTCCACATCGGTCTTGACCCATTGCATCGCCAGGGTGCCGTCTGACTTCACCAGTGACGATGTGCCTTTCACCTTGTAACCGTCCGGCACAAAGCGAGACACATTACCACCGTGACCCAGGCCGCGCGCACCGAGACGTTTGATGCGGCGGTTAATGTTACCCGGGCTCATGCCGTACTTTTTCGCAATGGCGTGGCCACTCATTCCTGCAGCCACATCGCCCAGTAATTGCTCATCAGTCAGTATACTCATTACACTTTACTCCGGCTTTTAACTAACTGGTCAATAACAACCGTGAAGAACTGGTTACATCCGACATTCGGGTAGTCAATGCCGAACTTGTAACCTTTAACGATAAGGTCGGTCGCCGCAGGATTGCCGCCCGGGTTAGCCTGTTTAATCACTTCCTGTACGCCCATTTGCGCACGTTGAGCGCTACAGCCGTTAAAGAGTAGGTTAGCAACCTGTGATTCATTTGTCTCAGCAGTAACAGCGGCATTAGCAGTACCACACAGCATCAGACAGAGCAGTAATTTACGCATTTTCATATCTCCAGGTATGCACACCTGCACATTTGAGCGCGTGCGCCATAATTTCATCATTGACAACTGCAAACATCAGCTTCGTGGCGTCAATCGTAATGTGACGACCGGCTAACAGGTCATCGAATGTCACATCGTGTTTGTGTAACCATTCGTAAGCGTCACGTGGACCGGTCACCAGCACATCATGACCCGCACAGTACAGCGCCCTTGCGAGCGCAATATTGTCCTTGATTGGTTCGCCCTGTGCATCCCGCAGTACACCGTCCAGGGCGAACAACACCGATTTCACTCAGCCTCCGCTTGATACTTTTCGAACCAGAACACTACCGGCGCGTTAGTTGGCTGAACCAGACCAAATGATTCCGCTGTACGGTAGCTTCTCGATGCCCGGCGAGTCACATCAACCTGAGTCGCGATGCGGCCGCGGAAATCCTCAACCGTGCTGCACATTTTGAACAGGTTGCAGGGAATGCATGCCGGAACCATGTTGCTGACCGTATCGTTTTCAGGCCTGTCCATTGCGTAGCCATTACTGATATTCCTTCGTACTGCTTCGACGTGGTCAGCGTGCCATTTATCGCCAAGCTCACAGCCACAGTAAGCGCAGCGTCCGCCAAACTTCATACGCAGCTCTGCGCGCTGTTTTTTTTTGTCAGTGCCATCACTCAACCTCCCACTTGATACCAGCGGTGGTCAGCACTTCCTTTACGTCTCGGCTGTAGTTATAAACGCCATCAGACCAGACATATCTTTCTCCGGATACAATCTGCCGTAAGTCTGGCAGCTTCACGGTGCGCGACTCCAGCTCTGCGACGCGCGCCTCAGCTGCTAAACAGCGCTCCATCAGCTTGCAATAGCTTAGTGCTTCCATATCCACTGCTCCCGTACTTTACCTTCAACAATGAGACGAGTGACACACAGTCCGTCCCGGTCAGCCTGTGTACGCATGCGTGACAGTGTGTTCAGCGCCTGAACCTCGGTCATATTACCCAGCAGGTCAGACAGTTTGTGATGACTGATGATGTTTTTCATTTGGTTATTCCTCTCCATTAAAACCCGCCGAAGCGGGTCGTATTTTATTTTTTCATTGTGCGACTTGCGAGATAGTCACAGCGTGTGATTGCTAAATCTAACTGACTATAAGAACTCTCACTGACGCTATGCGTCACCCCCGAAACCATCACGTGAAAACCTTCTTTGTTTTTCAGTACCCAAAATTTACCATTTTCGTGCATTATGTCTTTCTCTTTATAGCTCATCTCTCAACCCTCTCTGTTGTTGTTCCGATGAGTTAAAGATAACCCACCTTGACGGACTCGTCAATACCAATTGCAAAAAAAAGCCCCGAAGGGCTTATTTAGTTTCTGCAAAGGCTAAAGCACTCGTATCACCCTGTGCCGCCGCATAATGGCGCGCCACATCTGCCGCATTTGTGAGGTTAGCGTGAATGTGTCCAATCTTGATGTACAACCGTGGCTTACCACCATCAATCATTATCACGTTATTCACACGTCCATCTTTAAGCGCCGGGTGCCAGTCGTAACCTAGTTGACGCATCATGTCACGACGTTTACCCACCGGCACAGTACGGTCGGCGCGCATCTGGCGTAACAGGTTGTCCAGTGCCTTACTGCTCACCCATCCACCTGCAAATCCCTGGCGACCCTCGTCAATCGCTTCCATAATTTCCTGCTCGACGCTGCCGAGTGATGCTGTCACAGCCTCGTGAGTACTGCTGGTCTCTGGTGCGCGCTGACAATGTGTCGCCGGGTTAAGTTGTGCGGGAATGGCGTAGTTCTCCAGATAATGTGTCACGGCCGCAAATCCACCGCCACGTTTGAGCCAGTCGTACAGGTTGGGGAAGTAGTCACCACCCATACCGTCGCGCACGATATCGATATGCTCCTGCTGCGCCGTGTAGAAAATGGCGAAACGGCGGTCATTAGCGGTCTTGCGCACGGCGTTCTTGTGGTTACTGTTGAACATGAAGTTGGCACACAGGCGGTGCATTACCTGGTCCTGCTGCATCGCACGCTTAGCGAGGTACTCACCGGTGATCATTGGTTTGAGTGTTTCAATCAGTTCAAGTTTCTGCTCCGGAACGTAAATATCTTCTACGCCGATAAATATTTTGTCGAACAGCCATGCGTTGAACTTCTCACCAATTTCCTGCGCTGGCGGCATGTGGCTGTAACGTGAACCGACCGCTTCCATTACGCACAATGTGAACAGTGTTTTACCATTACCTTCGACGCCCTGCAGCAATGGTGCCCATTTAAATTTAGTTCCCTTGTACTGGACGCACGCCGCCATGTAGGACAACAGAATGTCGCGGTCACGCTCGACGGGTAACAGTTTGGCCAGATGAGTGAGGAAAGGTGTCACATCGCCCGGGGCGCTCGCCACTGTCACCGGTATGTATGTGTTGACGTGACGCAGACCATCCTCCTCAATGATTGCACCCTGTGGTAGGTCCGGACGGAATGTCGAGCGGTCAACCTTTGGAAACATGATGCACTGACTCCGTGTAAAGGCTTCGAAAGCGGACTTTGTTGTTTTTTCATTACTGTCGTCTAACGCGAAGGCGTATCCGCCGTACATAACATCGAATTGTTCCGATTTCAACATTTGACCATTTGGAGTTAATACACGATGACTATCAGCTACATATACACATCCTTTAAAATGGTCTAATAATTGAGATCCACCAATGAACTGATACCCGCTGCGGATAACCGGCGCACCCGTCTCGACAACCTGTGCGGGAGTTACCAGTTCAATCGGTGCACCGACACTGTAATAAGTTGTCTGACGTGCGCAAGCGCCCAGGATGGTACGTCGCATGTACGATTTGTGACTGTCCCATTTAGGACGTGCCAGCGTAGACAGACGCATCAGACGTTCGATACGTTCACAGTTACCACCGGTCCAGAACGCCAGATGTTGAGCTAACGCCGCATCAGCGCTTGACCCGTCATACTCGCGGTCCTCGTCCGGATACGCATCACTCAGTACCTCGACATTACGCGTCCACAGGTCTTTAAATGTTGCTTTACCACCGAAAACAGCCGCGACACCACCTTTACTTGAACAGGCTTTTTCGATGAGTTTCGTGTCGTCCTCAATTGGACATGAACCTTCGGCGTGAGTTGTTGACCACTCCACCGCTGCAACTTGTTCGGTCTGTGGGAAATAACGTGCAACCGTGGTGTTGAGCGGTGCGGATGCGTTAAACATCATGTTACCCTGCGCACCACTTCCCAGGCAGATGAAACGGTCGGAGGTGTACAGTTCGATGTGCAGTGGAATATTTTTACAGGCGTGCTCAGGGATGGACGGGCTGTAACCAAAGATGTGCAAGCCTTTACCGCTGTTGCTCACTTCTACGTAACAACCGGCAAAAGTGTTGCATAACTCCAGCGCAAGCGGCGACCAGGTGTTGTTGTCCTGCAGCGCTCCGTCGATATCCACACAGAAACGTCCGTCACCCGTAAGAATGACCGCGGGGCGATATGATTCACCCAGCGCAGAAGCCGCCGCAACCGCCTGAGCATGTGTCATCCGGTCCGCAACGTGCAGACTGACTACATCACCAGCGGCATTACACGGCATCTTCTCCGTGCGCCCGGGCTTCTTCTGTGACGGTACTGTTTTGCAGACGATAAAGTGCAGGGAATCAGCCCCCTGCACAGGGGGATTCATATGTGTCATCTCTGTCTCTCTGTTTTAGTTATTAAAGCAGGGTGGTCAGTGCGCGGGTGCGTAGCTCCAGTGGCGCGGATTTGGCAACGCTATCACCCAGCGCCATCCCCTGTCCAATCAATTCGAGGTTTTCTTCTTCTACTGCCCGTTGCATCACTGCTTCACGAAGTGCGGACATCTTAACCCAGTGATGGTTAACTGACCCCATCGCCACGCCAGCCTCAGCCGCAACGCCATCACGGGTAAGACTACCAAAGCCGTCGCGCTGCGCCATCGTGTAAGCTACTTCTAAAATGTATTCTTTACTCATAAGTTCGGTTCCATTAGGTAATTTGTTGCAGTATGGCACAGGTTGACGGAGTGGTCAATGGGTTAAAGTGGTCTATCCATCCCATGATTTGGATGGTATCCGTATTCTACCTCCGCCTCACGCCTAACTCTGACCGCCTCATCAAAATTTACAAATTCGCCGAGTTGTAGTTGTTTTTTTCCAACCTTAATTCTCACACGCCATCTTCTTTTGTCTTGTGTTAGGCTCACACCTACTACTCCAGACGTGTTTCTGGTACTTTTTCTTACGTTCTGATGATTGCTAACTGGGTCGGAAGCCCTTAGATTTTCTAACTTGTTATTCAATCCGTTACCATCTATGTGGTCGATGTTTTCCGGTTCAAGTCCGTAAACCATTTTGAAAATTATGCGATGTAACAAGAATTCTTTAGTTGAACCACTCATTGTGGTTCGGTAATAGCTCTTACCACCGTGATTTACCAGCGTGTTTCTAATGGGGTCTTTTGAGTATCTGGTCTGATATCTTCCCATTTTGTCAATATATGGTCGTTTGAACACATCGCCGGTCGTCGGGTTATATTCGAAAATTTCATTTAGTTTTTCTTTTTCCGGTAATTGCCTTTTCATACTGCTCCTCACTATTGGCAAAAGTGAATATTCCACCTTTGGCGATAACAATTTGCCCAAATTTCAATTGAGCACAAGCTCTTTTGTCCGACTGTAGAAACTTCCAGTCCGATTTTTTTACCTCGACCGCCGTGAAAACACCAACCAAAGAACCGACCATTTCATCCGTAATCATCACGGGTGTAATACCTATCAAATCTGAACTCTTGATGTTTTCGTTCAATTTTTTCGTATCGTTACATAGTCCGTACCTGATTGGTCTCCCATTTTCGTCTTTAAGTGCTCCGACGGTGTTTCGCCAAAGTATAGCGCCATTTTTTGAAGCACACAATCTTATTGCATCCTGCACGCGCGCTTCGGGCGTATCTTTGGTTGAGCGTGGGACGTCCAGTCCCACCATTGTCACAAGGTCAGCCAGCGCCTCAGCCGTGATACCGTGCTTACGTTGCCATTCGAGAAGTGTTGGTGTCATTGTGTAATCTCGTACAGTGGGGTGATACTTTCCACCCCGTCTTTAGCGGCGGCTTGTGCGGTATTGTAATATGCACCGTTATTACCGTAATATGCAACTGGTTCAGCAATCGCTCTACGAGAATCTCGCCACGCAAGCCATGTGTAAGTTTTCAACTCTTCTTTTTCTTGCTCCGAATACATTGCGTTGTCAAAAACATTCTTAAACCATACTTCAAATTGTTCACTCATAACCCAATCCTCTCTCTCCCTCTTAATTTATCGCTTTGAGCGCCTGCGCCTCCAGCCATGACTAAACCCGCCGGAGCGGGTCAGGTTTTACTTTTTCATTGTGTGACTTGCGAGATAATCACAACGTGCAATTGCTAAATCTAACTGACTGTACGAACTATCACTGACACTATGTGTAATTCCTGAAATCATCACGTGAAAACCTTCTTTGTTTTTCAACACCCAAAATTTACCATTTTCGTGCATTATGTCTTTCTCTTTGTAGCTCATCTCTAAATCCTCCTCAGTTCGTTTCGATGGACTAACTATAACCCATCTTTGACGAGTCCGTCAATATCGTTTTGTATTTTTTCCATCAGTACCACCGCATTGTTTTTTTTCAGGCTTTGTGCGCTCAACCAGTCGATATGGTAAGTCAGGAAAAATTTACGAAAAATTTCGCTGTCGCTCAAACCACCGTGTCTCCAGTAACCAGCTATGGTCGCCATCAGACCATCCAGTCGTCCCAACACTTCCAGGCGCTCGCGTTGTCGCTTGACATTAGTCATCACCCCAGCGGGTGGCACGTGTTGCGCGGTCAGTCTGTCACGCATTGCCTCAGGTGTCTCACGTGCTCCCACAACCTCATTACGCATTTGCGCAAGTACGTCCTGGTCGAGCTCATACAGGTCTCCGTCCACCTGTATCGGGCCGGAGCGGTCTGCTGGTTTTGGTATAGGCTCACCACAGTCAGGACACACATTAAGGAACCGCTCGTACACTGCCGCGCAAGCTGTACACACGCGCACCGTCGATGGTTCACTTTTACCCGTGCGACGCTCCCGGCGGTCAAGACTCCACTCACGCGGTGCATCCGGTAAACCGTGGCGCATGACGTTGCCCACGTGGTCAATAATAATCGCGTGGGTTTTACCTGGTAACGGTCTGAGGGCACGTCCAAACATTTGACTATACATACTGTACGACTCGGTCGGACGACCAAATGAAACAACCTCAATACCGGGACAATCGAAGCCTTCAGTCAGAATCTCGGAGTTAACTAATTGTAATATCTCTTTATTTTTAAATTTTCGCACCGCTGCGAATCGCTCAAGGTCAGGAGTGTTACAGCTTATTGCCGCCGCCGGGACACCCGCTTTATTGTACTGTTCCGCAATTTCCTCAGCACTCGCCACATCAACAGTAAATGTCACGCCTGATTTTCCGCGGGCAATTTTCAGATATTGAGCAACGACATCCCCCGTGATGGTTTTCTCATCGTGTGCCACCAGTGATGAGCCATTAACGACTTCCCTCATCTGGTTCAGGTTGAAGTCCCCCGTGGAATCGCTGACCTTAATTTGTTCACGTGAGAAACTACTTGGGGGTGCGAAAATTTTGTAATCGGTCAGATACCCATCTCGTATGAGTTCCCCCATTGCCACGCCTTCGAACATTGTGTCAAACACGCCATCCGCGTGACTTCCCAGACCATTACCATCCGCACGACACGGTGTGGCTGTAACCCCCAGCCCGCGAGCATTGGGGAACATCTGTACTGCTTTACCCCATTTGTTATCTTTAAGCACATGGTGTGCCTCATCGATAACCCACAGACGAACAGACGGTAACCAGTTAGCAAGTTGCTCACCGCGCCGGATAATTGTGTCCACACTGGCGACCGCGTGTTTACTTCCCGCGTCGTAAAATGTCTTACCCAGTTCATCCATGTGAATCTTCACACAGTTTTTCACGGTTTTATTCGAACCGACAATGCGGTGGTAGATGCCGTTTTTGGCAAGCGTGAGACTCATCTGACTGACGAGTTCCTGGCGGTGTGCAATGGCACATGTCGCACCTTGTTCGGCAGCGATAATAGACGAGAAAACAACAGTCTTCCCACCACCTGTCGCAAGCACTGCCAGTACCTTACCCCGTGGATGTGTTGACCAGTAATTATTAATGCCAGTCACAAGACTGGACTGATAGGGGCGCAGTTGCATCGCATCTCCCACACTTTGCGCACGCTGTTCGACTCAACCATACGTGCCTTTCTGATTAGTTTACGTGCCACATACATCGGTATCTGCACATCGTCGAGGAACCATTTGTCCTTCTTACTGACCGAATTGTACCAGCCGTAAGAAGGTCGGAGCACTTGTTTAATTTTCATAACAGTGGCTCCGCGTCGGGGTTGCGTTTCCAGTACGCCGCATAAATTTCCTGTTCAGTGTAATAGACACCCTTATGTGTTGTACCCGCACAGATTTCATCAAAGAAACCGCAACCCATCACTGTAATGAACTCCCATTCTGGCATTTCCGAAAGAATTTTCACTTTGTTTTCAAAGTTCTGCTTTTCCACCATATCGGTAATCAATTGTCCCAACAGCGTCATCTCTCATTGCCTCTCTGTTATTGACGATGGCGTCATTATGTCGCACCACCCACCCCGTGTCAAATTTAAAATTAGTGTTGACGAGTGCGTCATGGTGGTATAGAGTTCACCACATCGACAACAATGGAGGACAGAGAGATGAGTAAATTAAGTGACTGGATTGAACAACATCGGGAACAACCCGAGCATGAGTTAGCGGTTCGTAACTATTCAATGAATACTGAGTTGATGGAGCGCGAATTTGCAGAAGCGGAAAAATCCGGTGAAATTGTAATTTGTCAACATTGTGGGTATCCGGAAAACCCGAGTAGAAGCCTCGAAGGTAAATCGTTTATCAAACATCAGTGTTGCTTTCACTGCTGGTACTGGCTTCACAATCTGAATCTTATTAATGGTCCACGGGCAAACGCGGTTATCGTCGATGGTGTGCACCGTACAGATTCTGGTATGGCCAGTAAAGACTCCGGTAAGTTTTTGGGTCACGGCGGAGCAATGTGGTACTACCGTCGAATCGGGGAAAGTACCATTCACGCCACAAATAACATGTGGCATCAGGGAGACATTCCCAAATCTCTCAACATTGCAGATAATGCTGTTTTTTGCACACGTGAAGAATACGAACAACAGGAGTCCAAATAATGATCACCTTAACCATCCCAAACGATGACCACATCGCCCTGCGTGCGTTTGGTAAAGCACTGGAAGAAATGGCACTGGCGCACGGTGCCGAGCCACGCAAGACAACTGTTGACACAAGTGAAGCAACTGCTGTCACTGATGAATTAGTGCAAACCGCGCTACAAATGATGAATGAGCCGGAAGTCGACACGACTGCTCAACAGGTTGAGTCACTGGCTCCCCGTGACGGGAGAAGTATTGAAGTAACTCGCGAAATGGTTGAATTGTGCATACCAGTTAAACCGGATATCGACCCACCAACCGCCGACTCAACCGGTACACCGTGGGATGAGCGTATTCACTCCGCCAGTAAGGCGCTCAATGCGGACGGTACGTGGCGTCTGCGCCGTAAGCTGAAAGACATGGATGAGGCAGAGTGGGCAGCATTTGTTGAGTCGGTGAAGGGTGAGTTACATACTCAAACACCAGTAGTGACTAATGAAGAAATTAAAACCCTGGAATCCGTGTCTATTGAACCGACACGGGAAGAAGTCGACGAAGTCGAACCACCTGTAACACCGCCGGGCGATGACTTCCACACTGACGCAGGTGTGGTAACCGAGCAAACCGTTGTGGGTATTCCGCCAATCCCTGTACCGCCGCCGGTAGTTGTTGTACCACCTGTACCGGAAGTAGCTGAGTGGGACTTCCCGCACCTAATGACCTTCCTGACCGAGCGTCACGGTAAGATTGATGTGGCAACCGTGAACGCGCTGCTGGCGCAGGATGGCATGTCGTCGGTACAGGAACTGAACGTCCACTCGGATAAAATTGGTCCGTTCGTGACACGTGTTAAAGCGTATTTAGGGGAGTAATCACAATGAGTAACTTACCCAAAGTATCTGACGCCGGACAATGGATGGTCTGTAACGGGTCATTCCGAGCACAACAGGCTCACCCGCCGCTGAATGTCGAACCGTCGCAGTCACGTCTCGAGGGACGTGCCGCACACGAAGTGGCTCAGAAGTTATTCAAAAATGAGCCATTCGGTGGCCTGGTGGGTAGTTTGTCAAAGGATGGAATTATCATCACAGACGAACTGTTTGATGCTGCTCGTGAGTATTTTAACGAGGTGTGGGGTTATTGTAACACTCACGGGCGAGTGCACGACCTTCACGTTGAAGAAGTGTGTCCTGTTCCGGGTTACGGTGACTGGTACTGTATCCCCGATGCATGGGTGTACGTACCGGAAGTGAAGGTGTTACGTGTCTGGGACGCGAAATTCGGTCACCGTATTGTTGACCCGTTTGAAAACTGGCAGTTGTTGATTGAAGCGTTCAGTATTTGCGAACAATTCCAGTCGCCACCGGGCATTATTGAACTGGTCATCGTACAGCCACGCGGATTCACCGGTGAGGGTACGGTGCGTAAATGGGCGCTCACATACGATGAACTGTGCGCATACCGGCAGCAGGTGAACGAGACGATACTCCGCGTGCTGGATGCCACGCCGATGTGCACGTCCGGACCACACTGTCTCGACTGTAGCGCACGTGCACACTGTGACACACTGAAGCAACAGAGTTATGCAGGTGTGGACTACGTACAGTCGTTGCAGACGCATAATTTGTCCGGTCATGCACTGGGCGTTGAGTTGCGACTCCTGCAGCGTGCACAGGAGATGATTAAAATGCGTCTCAGTGGTCTGGAGGAACAGGCACTGCATGAGATTAAGCAGGGGCAACACGTGACATTCTACAGCGCTAAAACCACATACGGTCGTAAGCGCTGGAAGAAAGATGTACCGGTGGACCAGGTGATTATGATGGGGGATTTACTCGGTCAAAATCTTCGTAAGCCACAGGAACTGGACACACCCGCACAGTGTGTGAAAAAAGGTATCGACCCGTCCGTTATTGAGCAGTACGCCGAAACACCTGTCACGGGTGTCAAGCTGGAACAGGTTGATGAACGCGCAATTAAAAATGTATTTTCCCGAAAATAGTTGTTGACGCACCCGTCAAACTAACGTAGTATTCAAATCACCGGGAGACAGAGGGTCTCCCACACTTAGCAGAGAGGATTTATAAGATGGCTCAATTTACTTTCGTTACCCCTGTTGCTCGCCTGATTCACGGTCACCCGCTGAAACAGAATGTGCGCACTGATGGAGTTACAAAACAACCGGTTCTTGGTAAAGATGGTCAGCCCGTTAAAGAGATTTACATCGGTATTGCAATTCCTAAAACCGGTGAAGCGGACTGGAAAGATACCGAATGGGGTAAACAAATCGCAATGGCGGCGCTGGACGCTGAAAACGGTTACGATGCCGCCACCACTCGCCGCCCCGACTTTTCCTGGAAAGTGATCGACGGTGACAGTGATATCCCCAACAAAGCCGGTCACGCACCGAATGAGGACGAATATAAACGCGGTCACTGGGTCTTGCACCTGAACACCCGCATTCCGTACAACTGTTATCATGTTGGTAAATATAATCCGCTCGATGCGATTCAGGACGTAAACGCTATTAAACTCGGCGATTACGTTCGTGTGAATATCGTGGCGAAAGGTAATAAGCCGTCCAAAACTCCGGGCGTGTATTTGAACCCGAATCTGCTCGAGCTGTCACGTGTGGGCGAAGCGATCATTCGTGAAGGTAGCGGTCCGGACGCAGCAAGCGTATTCGGCGGCAGCGCACCCGCACAGGCAGCACCAACCCCGGCCCCAGCTGCTCCGGCACCCGCAACACCGCCGCCAGCGACTGACCTGTTGGTAACACCGCCGCCGGTTGTTGAAGAGAAGTACAGCTACAACGGCGCGGTGTATACCAAAGCACAACTGCTCGGTATGCCCGGCTGGAGCGAAGAGTTAATCGCACAACACTGTCAGAAAGTAGCATAACCACAACGCCCCGGTGTGAGTCGGGGTAATTTAACTGGAGAGGTGTATCATGACCGAACTCGACCCACGACTGAAAAAGATTGATGAAAAGTTAGCCGAACTGGAACGCGCTATTAAACAGGTGCAGGAGCAACGCCGGGAATACATCGACCGGAAAGGACTCAATAAATAATTATCCAAGCCCCTTAACCGGGGCTTTTCTTACAGAGAGGAACAGAGATGCACTATTTATCGAAATGCGAAGACGCAACTTGCGGTAAAACTTATCCCGCTGACCTCCACAATTGCCCTTACTGTGGGGCTGATTCAGCGTTTTCCAGCGTTGCACCACTGGACCCACGGGACTGGGGATACGATTTAGAGACATACAAGAACATCTTCACCGCCTCATTTATTCACGCTGCGACGGGTATGGAGTTAGTCTTCGAAATCAGTGACCGTAAAAACGAGCAGTCGCAATTAATCGAATTCGTGTTCAACCTGGGACGCAGTAAGGCCCGTGGGATTGGATTTAATAACCTGGCATTCGACTATCCGGTGCTACACTACGTGGTCAATGCACCGGGTTGTACACTGGAACAGATTTATGCGAAGGCGCAATCACAGATTAAGCCCGAAGGTCAGTGGCCAGAAATCATATGGGACCGCGACCAGATTTTCGAGCAGATTGATCTGTACAAAATAAACCACTTCGACAATAAAGCCCGACGTACCAGCCTGAAGGCGTTAGAGGTAGGCATGCGGTCCCCCAACGTAAAAGACCTACCATTCCCGGTCGGAATGGTGTTGAACGATGCGCAGAAAGATGTCCTCATCGCATACAACAAGCACGACGTCCGCGAAACACTTAAATTCTTCGTGCGTTCACTCGACAAAATTCATTTCCGCGAGGAACTGACAAAGCAATACGGACGTAACTTTATGAACCACGCCGACACTAAAATCGGCAAAGATATATTCGTTCACGAACTGGAAAAGGCCGGGGTGGATTGCTCCCGGTCAACCATCCGTGAGCGTGTGGTACTTGCGGATTGTATACCCCCCTATATTGAATTCGAACGACCGGAGTTCAATCAAATTCTGGAACGTATTCGTGGGGTTGTACTCACGAAGAAACAACAGGATGAGTTACTAACCACGAAGGGCGTTTTCAATGACATGGTCGCCGTTGTCGACGGCGTTGAATATACTTTCGGTTTGGGTGGTATCCACAGTGGAATTCCGAACTACGTTGTACATTCTACCCGAACACACAATTTGCAAAACAAAGACTGTACGAGTATGTACCCATCCATCTCAATTAAGAATCGTTATTACCCAGAACACCTCAGTGAAACTTTTTGTGACGTATACGAACAACTATTCATTCGTCGTCGCGATGCCAAACGAGCGGGAGATAAAACTGTCGACGCGACATTGAAACTTGCGTTAAATTCTACCTTTGGGAACATGGGGAGCAAGTTTAGCCCGTTCTGCGACCACAAGTGTCTCCTGAGTATTACCATCACGGGGCAGCTTTGTTTGGCGATGTTAGTGGATCAACTTACGACTCGCGTACCAGGGTTAGTAGTGCCCCAAACTAATACTGACGGAATCGTCATCTTTTACGAAAACAAATACGAAACTTTAGTTGAATCGATTTGTGCCGAATGGGAAAAAACGACAATGCTGAATCTGGAGACCGACATTGTGAAATCTCTTTATCAGCGCGATGTGAACAGTTATATAATGGTAATAGAATGAAAATGAGACACACCATCGATTCGATCAACGAGAGAATCCATGAACGTGGGTTGATTTGTATATCCTATGCTGGTTCGACAATGAGGAAATCCAATTTCAAATGCTCCCACGGGCATTTGTGGTCTGTCCGCGCAGATGCGGTACTGTCTGGTAACGGATGCCCCCATTGTGCCGGTAGGGCGAAGCTTAAGTTGGAAGAAATAAATAAAAGGTTGTCGACCAGGAGTATATTGTGCATTAGGTATTCGGGTAGTGTCATGGGTAAATCGCGATTCCGCTGTGTCAATGGTCATGAATGGGAAACGACCGCCGATAGTGTGATGCGTTCATCAGGTTGCCCTCACTGCTCGAAGAGAGTGAGATTGTCGGTGGAAGATATAAATGAGCGGATAGCAGCGAGAGGGCTAAGTTGTCTGATTTATCGTGGTAGTAGTCGAAAGTTATCTCGATTCCGATGTGGTAATGGTCATGAATGGGATGCCACCTCCGATAATGTATGCAACAAGGGTACGGGGTGTCCATATTGTTGCGAATACGGCGGTTTCAATCCATCCTTGCCCGGATATATCTATTTTCTCCGCAGTGATGACTCGAAATTTGTAAAGGTAGGAATAACCAATAGACCAACCAGGCGCTTCTCACAGTTGAAAAGGGCAACCCCGTTCGGATTCAAACTCATGAGAATGATGATGGTCGACGACGCCAGGAACTTGGAGAGAAAATATCATTCTTCTTTCGTTAATGCTGGATTATCCGGTTTTGATGGTTGTACCGAATGGTTGAAATGGGACAATCGAATTTTAGAAATGCTGGAGGCAACCCGTGAAAATTAAAAGAAAAGGGTGTTACGAATACAACTATCAATTTCACCAAGACCCTAGTGCGATGATAGTACCTAAAGCTGCCGAAGCGGCCCTCGTACATGGTGTAGACATCCGCACGTTCATCACACGGCATCGTGACCCGTTCGATTTTATGCTGCGAGCAAAAGTGCCTCGTTCTGCACGTCTGGTGATGCGTTGGCCGGAATGGGGCGCTGAACGAGAAATGCAGAATACCACACGTGTGTTTATCTCGCGCAACGGTGGGTCACTGGTCAAGCTGTTACCTCCAACAGGTGTACCGGGTACATGGAAGCGTAAGAACGGTATCAAAGACGACGTGTACAATACGGTAATGCGTGAGATTACCGGTCAACCGGGAGACCTCGACAGCATAGGTACACCGTGGGACGAGCGTATCCACACGAAGAGTCGCAGCAAGCACGATGCAGTACGTGAAACTGGGATGTATGTCGGATGGAAGGTGACAGAGTGTGCAGACGCTAAGGATTTCGACTGGGGCAGTCTGGACTACGAATATTATGTGAAAGAAGTGGAAAAGTTAGTTTTACCGTTGTTGAGGTGAGAAAGTACCGGCGCATCACTGTGCCGGTTTGTTCATCTTTTGACGCATTTCAGCAAGTTCAATTTCCGCCTTTTCGCGTTCGATTCGCCTAATAATTTCCTTCTCCTTACGCTCGGCAGACTCATTACGAATTCGTTGTATGTGACCACAAATCATGACAACCGTCAGTATAATACCACACAAGGTGGCGAAGATACCGACGGTTTCCGGGGTAATGCCGTATTTAGTCATCAGTCCCGTTATCGTCGTCCCGCTCGCCACTACCGTTCCGACTTGTGTGTTTCCAGTAAAGCTCATAGCGTTTTCTCGCTTCAATGTACCACTCGACAACCCGCACCAACATGAGAACGATGGCCAGAGTTGTCGATATGAACCGCAATACCTCCAGCATCGTCACTGTCCTTTTTCAGTATCGTGAAGATTGCCACGCGGTACAGCATCGTGAACGTTGCCGCATAGATGTCGAGTGGTCGATAGAAAAACCACAGAAACCACCCCATTAGGTTAATCAACATGGAGACAATGCTGATGAGCATCATGTCGAGAGACTTCCGGGATGTTCCAAACCGATACAGAATGCCGACCACTGTGAAATCGCAAAATGCGGCGAGGAAAAAGTAAATCGAACCATCCAGATTGCTGCACAACTTCTGGAAAAGAGTCGCCACCATCACGAAGAGAAACGAGGCTCCTCGAGGTCTGGCGATCACCGAGGCAATCAGGAGGGCGTACATTGTTTACTTGGTCCGCCGTTTTACTTTCGCGTCACCGGTTTTACCACGAGGTTTAACACACGCCCCACCGGCGTCTCCTGCCTTACGTGGTTTAACTGCAGCTGACTTGGTCTCGTACATTTTATCATCCTCATATGTTAATATTAAGCTTAATTGTACAGCAGGTGTTACCGAATGAGAAATCCTCTAAGCAAACAAATGACTGCTCTTCTCACCGCATTTGCGATGGGTGGCACAGGTACCGCGGTAGTCACACAGACAGATCTGCTCAATCAATTCCTGAACGAGAAGGAGGGGAACAGGTTGACGGCGTATCTGGATAGCGCGAACCCCCCCGTCTGGACCATCTGTCGAGGCGTGACGCGCATCGATGGTAAGCCGGTGACAAAGGGCATGCGGCTTACTGAAAAGCAATGCGACCTTCTGAACGACAAAGAAGCGCAAAAGTCGCTCAAATGGGTACGTGACAATATCCCGGTAAAACTAAACCCGGTACAACAGGTTGGTATTGCATCGTTCTGCCCGTACAACATTGGTCCCACTAAATGTAAGGGGTCGACATTCTTCAAATTGCTGCAAAAAGGCGACTGGAAGAACGCGTGCAAACAGATTCCTCGTTGGGTGTTTGATGGTGGTCGTGACTGCCGCATTAAAAGTAACAACTGTTCTGGGCAGCCGATTCGCCGGGAGCAGGAAGAGTATTTGTGCCTGTATACACTGGGGGAATCGAAATGACAATGTTACAGCGGGTAGTAATTGTTGTAGGAATCGTATTCGTGATATGTACATATTGGCTAGGTTATTATCACGGTAAGCAGTCAGTCAAGCTGGACGATTTCAAAGAATATAAGGCAGCTGTCGAAGCCCGTGATGCGCTGCAGGAAAAACTCAATGCTTCCGATGTGGAATTGCAGAAAATGCAACGGGAACTAAAAGAAGCCCGGGACAAAAAAGTTGTTGAGAAAGTCACCATTTACCGCGACCGAATCAAAGACTCCACCACCGCTCAGTGTGTCAAAGAGAGCGGTATCCTCGACCTGTATGATGCGACCGTAAAATGAAAAAACTCATCCTGCTGATATCTGTACTTATTTTAACCGCGTGTGCTCAGGAAGTGCGTAAATGCCCACCGCCATCTAACGACCTGCTTACGCCGAGTGGTGAATTGTGGACAACCGATGGCGATCCCGAAAAGGCCGCTACGGTAATTCCACATAATGGGGAGGTTCTGATGGCCGACCGGGACAGGGTGTCCCGGTGGCAAAAGTGGTGGGAAGGTTGTAAAACTTTATGAGTACTCTTCTATGATTACCAGCCCTGGGCGTCCGGCGGCACCGTTCCTCAGTGGTTGGGATGGGCCGTTGGAACATCCGGATGCTCCGGAACCCCAACCACCACCGGTTACCGCTGGATTGTCGATTCTCGGCACCGCTCCACCCACACCCATGAAACCGTCCGAACCACGAGAACCAATCGTGACCTCGGTCGAAATGGCGAACCCAGCGGAGGAACCCGGTCCGGGAACACCAAGGATATTCCAACCGGTTGGAGAATTAGAGTTATTATTGGCGACAGGTTGGAACGGTGGGTTCGCCGGACCAGCCGGTTGACCGGCTTTACCACCCGGACAGCTAATCAAGGTACCCACGGACGTTGTTCCGCCATCGCCGCCGTATGTGGACGAAGCTGTACCACCGGCACCACCCGCACCAATCGTCACTTGCAGAGAATTAATCGTGGCAACATCGTAAATGCCCTCAGCATAAGCACCGGCCCCACCACCGTTACTCATCGATGTTTGACCGACCCCAGTGGCTGCCGCTGCGGAGCTACCACCGCCACCACCAACCGCTCTAATTCTCCACTTTTTGGCACCCGGGGTCTTCGATACCACCGTATCGGTTGTGAACGCGCGGACATTAAGTAATCTTCCCGGTGTCGCAATCATCAACGCATCATAAAGTTGACTGTTCACCCCATTATCGACAGTCCCGTTCGGCGTAACACCTGCTACGTTAAGCACGCGAGCGAAAAAACCACTCATATCGTTGGCCCAATCAGCCTCGAAATATGAACCATCTTCTGCTGTCGGTGATGTACGGTTTTTAAATGCGCCCTGAGGTTGCTCCGTCGTGGGATTCTCGAACCGCCCAGGGTAACGGTTGCTACGATCTAAAGCCATTATTTAAACTCCTATAAATCCGGTCGCTTGTGCCAATGAGTCACCAAACTGAGTTGACGAGTCACCTGCCTGTACGTAATCATAAGCCTCAAGGAAGCCATTGAATTTTACACCCTGCGGCTTCGGAACGAAAGATGCGTTGAGGAGCGCCCATCGTTCAAGCTCTGTGATTTGCCCGTAGAATTCCACGGAGAAACTCATGTCCTCACCATCAACCAGACGGGTGACCTGTGCGTTGGGTAACAGGAAATTCATCCCGGTGATAATGTCTTCAATGGTCGCGTACGAGTTGTTTTTAAGAATTTTAGATTTAATTGCCAGACGATATAATTTGTCCGACATCACCATCGACTGGTCAACAGATGGCACACTACACATCGCAGAGGTGTCACCGAATTCAGCCGGACCATTGACATCGCTGGCGCACATTGCGGTTTCTATGGTGACTTCACCAATAAAATCCCTGGGTATCACCACAATGCGCCCAATAACGTCGAGTTGCTCACCTTGCGCCGCATCGATCGAATACATAATGCGGACAGCTGCAGCCACATCTGCAATCTGCGTAGCCAGACTACGCGTGATGTTATACCAAGCGGCAGCCTTTGGCTTGTTACGATACTGAGCGTAGATGCGATTTGGGGCATCTGACTCATTTGCGACGTAGCCGCTGACGATTGTCAGCGGTACGAAGTAGGGAGCCGGGAAGAAGTTCATCAGTACCCACAGGAATTGATGGAAGATGTACTAATGATACCGCGAATCTCTCATTAGTCAATTCGGGTGCGTTGTGGACGGATGAAAGGGGCTTACGCCCCTAAACTATTTTAAATGTCAATCCTTCTTTGTCAGAAAACCCGTTATTCATTAAGTAATCCAAGACGTAATCTTGTTTTTCAATTTCGTCGGAAAACGATGAGCCGCCATCATCTATTTCCACTGTGACCGGAAGGTCGCCGGTTGTCATAAACCACACTTTTACTTTCAACATTTAATACCCCCCCCACCCCCTATGTGAAATTGATGATGAAATTGTCGATATCAATCACCGCGCCTTCACGGCAGCGGATAGATACTTCACAATATTCGGCGCCCTGTGGTACTCGACCCTGTATGAATTGTCCCACAGATTGCCACCCGCTCGGAGTATTAGTGAAAGAACTACTTGCGCCCGATTGGATCGATTTGTCAGCCCTGTCGTAGAACGTAACGGTTAGTGCTCCCGCCGTCGTCCCTGTACCGGCGGTTATGATATTGACTTGACACGTGGTCCTGTAATAACCATGTTGCGTTACTTTTACTTTTTGGCTCAGGAAACAACTTGACGACCCGGACGATGTCATTCTCGCCCCATAGGCACCTGTTTTCTTGTATTCCGCACCTACTACGCACGTTTGAGTGCTGACTCCTGTGTTGTTAAATGCCCACGATGATAAATCACCGGATTCGAAGCCGGGATTCAATGTTGGGTTTAGCGATTTATGAAGAGGGATATTCCCGGCACCAGAACGGATATCGCCGATACAATGGCTCGCCGTAACATACCCGTCACCCTCGACAAAAGTTCTCAACCCTTCTTCCCCGTTCTGGAAGGGATAGTCATTCCCCGGCGTTTTGACGAGAGTGATGTCGATGAAGGCATTTTCCCCTACGTAGAATAACGGTTTCGTTTGCAGCGACGGGTTATTACACACAAGTGTACATCCATTAAGGATGAGTCGCGCAGCAATTCCCGTTACTTCTCCGTAGCGATACCACGCTGACGCCCCTGGATTTTCAATATTAGCCGCCGAATCCAAGATGACCATAGCACCATTCCCCGTTATCTTAATCGGGGTATTTAACACTGATGTACCAGGCATCCCAATGGCAAAACTCGCACATTCCACAAGTATCGGACATCCTTTCATGTCGAATATTTTGCAATTTTGGAAAGTAATTGACTCTCCGGAGTCCGAAAGACCAGCTGGGAAGTGCATCGCATATGTGCCTCCGGTTGACTCCATCATGAACCCACAATTGATGAATTTATAACGCCAGGTACTATTGGAGCCCCCTAAAACGATGTCTGCAGTGGAAAACATGCAGTTTTCGATCTTACAGTCGCCATTATAGGTGCCGTTGCTGGAATTGTTATTGTTTCCGATTAACAGCAACTGCTGACTAATGTTTTGGATCGCACCTTTGACTTTTATACCACGCATGGATGTACAGTGGTTCTCTGACCCAGCAGGATATGGGCGACTGGAATGAACCCATAAACAGTAAGGGGCAGTACAACCTGTAAAGTCAATATAAGCGATGCCATTGGGGCTCTCGAAAGAATAGTACCCCAAATCTACTTCCAAACCTTGCGACCCAGTTACATAATAGGTTTTCCCCGCCTGTAACACCACATTGACTTTGTTGGACTTCGCATAAGATAGCGCCGACTGAAGCTGTTCGGTGTCATTGCCGGAAAAATCCTCGGGCATTATAAACTTAGATCTTCTGTTAAAAATCTCTATATAATTGTCAAGCCTAGTACCATCGGAATGGGTTATCAGCGAAGTACCGGGAATCGCGGACGATGCCAGGTTTTGTCGCAGTAACTGATCCGTACGTGGCCTCCAGTTGACATCGGATAGTGGATCTGTGTCTGGGGCCACAACGTGTGGTAACGTACCCGCCCATGAATACCAGTTATTGTCCGCCGTGTTGTACACTGCTTTATTGCGATCTGTAGTATCAAGTGTGCCACCGGTACTGAAGTCGAAACTACTCGGTTCAAATGTCGAATTCATTAGCGCGTCGATTGCCGATGCTGCCGATGCTGCGGCGTCAGCAGCCGAACTAGAAGCACTATTTGCACTATTAAGTGAATTCGTAGCACTGCCTGCAGCGGCTGTAGCCGAAGCCGCTGCACTCGATACAGCCGCCGATGCGGCGGCTCTCAAATCATCAACTTGCCGGAAGTTATCATCCAGTTCGTCCCACGTTAAGGGTCGACCCAGGTCTGCACGTTTGATAATGGTCATACGATAGTCACCGTGATGTTTGAGGTTGTCCAGCGGGATAATTCGTTAAACTTAATGGTAACATTCGCTGTGCCGCCATTCAACGTCATACTGTTAACGTAGCTGTTACCGTATGAGCCAATGACTTTGTTAATAGGTGTGTAAAGTGAACTGTACGGGACTGTTTCACCGATATCAAACCCATCCGGCTTAAAACCGTACTCCGTCGGAATCAGACCACCCGCGGCGTATTCCATGATGGCACCCTGAATGAGTGGTTCAAGGGTTGCCTGAGACGGTAGCGTACCATCATCTTTAACCTCAATGACTACCACCATGTCCACATATACGGGGCGACTGAATTTGATATCTTTGGTCATTGTCGGGTAAGTAGGCGACGTGACAGTGACCGTTACTGGTGTGCCAGCCTGATAAAGTGTGACACCCGGATTCTTTTTAAGGTAGATAGCCATTGCTACGTCGTCGTCCGTACCACCATCCATGATGGGTGCAATACTGTGACCGGGCTGACCGTTGCTGTCGGTTGTGGCTTCGTCGTTCTCATAGACACGTACACGGCGTACACCATCCACATTGAACAGTTGCCCCAGCATTGAATCAACCTGGTTGCTACCCGGCAGACCTACGGCCGTCGCTCGTTTAAGGCGTAACGACCCATCCGATTCAGCAGATGTACCGGGTGTTGCTGGAGTGGGGTTGTTAACTGACACCAGTCCGGCAACTGTGTCCACGATTGTTGTGATAGTGTTGGCGTCCGCTTCGATTTCACCAACCGTGGTACAGGTGATATCCACCGTTGCTGTACCCGAACTATCCAGCGTCCACGTCTGGTCGAGCGTGAATCGATAACCCGTCACAGATGATTCGAAGCGTGTGCCTGCGGGAACCTGAGTGCCAGGGGTACCCATTAATACGAACCCTGTAACGGTTGATGCAGTACCTTCACTCCTGACGGTACCTGTCAGCGCGCAAATTACGTCGAGGTCATAACCACTGGCTTTATTCGGGTCTTTGGAGTTGTACGCCTGTTGCAACACTTCATCGAGCGCGGAGAAGATTTCAGCATCGTGTGCCATCTTCAGCCCGTCTGGCGTGGACGGGTCAAGATTCCAGTTCCTGTCGATATCCAGATATAACTGTTTTTCTTCGTCGAACCAGTCATTCTGTGATTTTACGCTATAGCCCGTACTGGTTAATTCAGCCATTCTCGGTTACCGTTAATAATCCGTAGGAGGTCAACACGCTGGCGGTGACCGTGTAAGTTTTGTTGTCGATGTCGAAATCGGTACTAAAACTAGTTAACTGCAGGACACCCGGAGTACCGGAAATGCGTTCACGGAGACGCGCTTCGCGGACATCCATGGAAGTTTGTTTGTTGAGTATCTCCTGAAACCACGGTGTGCCATCGGTCACATCCCGGAAATACTCACCCAGAAACAGACGCAGACGGGTACGTATCGTCTGTTCTATTTCCAGTTGTTCAATGATGAACATCGAACCCTGCGTAACGATGTCACCATCTTCATCTAATTTACGTACTGTCATCAGTTATTCGGTCCCGTATTAGAACCACCGGAAGCAACGCCGCCATGGGTGTGACCATTGAGTTCTTTACCATCCAGCACCAGAGAGTTCAGTGCGGTGATGTTCCCGTCTTTATCAATGGTCACACCATTGATACTCACTGTGCCGTTTGCAAGAAGTTGGACGTTGCCGTTCCCATTAGCCATTATGCACGAACCATCACCCTTTAACCAGACGTGCTGTGACGCGTCGGCATTGCGCAAGCGTATCCCATCGTTAGAAAAACTTGCAATCAGGTTATCAAGTGAACGGATTCCCGGTACAAACATTGCGTCCTGTTTGTGATGAAAGCGTTTGACGGGATTGGCAGCAATGCCGCCAGTCTGCTTCCATCCATCAATGCAACGTTGACTGAAATGTACCATACCCTCACAACCCGGATTGACGGCGAATTCCAGTACGAAGTCATCGCCCGGAAAACTTACAGGAACGTCCACAATGGGTGGTGGGTTGAACGTAGTTTTAGCGACATCATCGGTCCGGGTGATTCCCAGTTGAATTTGTGCACGCTGTGTATCCGGGTCGAATGCCAGCACGTAACCCGGGATGCACGTGTACACGTCCTTCATGTTCTCGAAAAACGTGTCATTGGTAACGTTCTGCAAAAACGAGCGGCGCTGGTTAATGTCGGTCATGTCGCCCTCCTGTGAAAATAATGTCAAGTATACTATTGACACTCACGTCAAACAATGTAATTATTTATTCACAGGCATATAGCACATGTGTCTTTAGCGGTCCGGGGTGTCCTATTCCTTCGCATCAGCGGGTAGCCGGAATGTGTAGCCAAGTGTACACTGAGCGGTTGGTCACCGCGGCGATTCGACCAATATAACGGTTTAGAGTTTAGATGACGTTTAACCTGTAAACCGTGCTCTCTCTCTGCTGTGCTCCTGCATGTTTGCCCCGGTCTCCGGGGCTTTTTTTACAAATCTAAAAGTGTCGTAACCTGGCTGGCAACATTCGTTGCGGCTGTCTTCACATTAATGTAACCACGCTCAATCAGTCCGGATATGGACGTGCTGGAAACATCGTTACTGTTCAGCTGATACTGTGCCGGTTGTGAACCGTTCGCCACGCGGTCAAGCGTGACAATCTGCTGCAGTTCAGCAACAAATATCAGTCCGTTCTCATTCTCCGGGTCTTTAGAACGCCCGATACGCTGGATGACCATATTGTTCAGCGTGATTTCACCCGTATCCACCGTGAATACCTGTCCGGAGTACATGAAATCGAGCAAAGTGTTCAGTGTTGTACTGGAGCGGGTTTCATTTGAGCCGCTCAACCACCCCGCGAACAGACCAGCACCTGCGGCAATAAACGGATTGTCATCGACGAGATTTGTCAACGCCCCGGTGAAATCGGTGATACTGACTTTCAACGGGTTGTTCGATACCGCACCCGTCATCGTGTAACGAATAGGCTGATAGATAATGTGGTCCGCAATTGGCGTACCTGTCTCAATGGGGTATTGCACGATGTCCACACTGGCATCAAGGTCATCAGACAGGACAGCATCGAACTGAAGCGACCCAAGCTGTGGGCCGCGCTTTACCAGAAGGTTAATTAAACTCATAACATGTATGCCTTACCTTGTCTGAATCGTTCCTCAACACGTCGCCACACGTCACCGACAGTAATGTAACCTTTATGGTCCGTGTCAAGCCCTGCGTTCTGATTGTACGCTTTGGACGGTGATGAGTACATCACGGCTGTGGAAGGTTTACCGATGAATGCCGGACTGAATACAGCCATGTACACGTCACCCATTGTTTTGTAACGCCCTTTGTACTGATTAAAATAATCAGTAATCGGACCTCTCACCTGTTCAGCTGCAGTCATTGACAGGATGACATTTTTATTGCGTCCGTATTTAGTCTGAAACGCACTTGTCCACCCGGCGTTAGTAAACTGAATCAGTCCTACCGCGCCGGATTTGCTGTTCTTTGACTGTGGATTGAAGTTAGACTCTGCAGATATTACAGCCATAATCCAGTTGGGACTGATACCCAGACTTTGTCCAAGTTTACGCACCTCGGTACGGAAATCCCGCTGCTGACTGGCACCCTCACCCTGCACGCCAACACGCCCGTAAATAAGACGATTACCAACGTCACTATTTGTCGTGGTGGTATCCATTGACCCGGCGCGCACAGCTTTGACAAACGTGTACCAGTCGGGACCGTGTGTGTCTCCGGTATGCTGAATGGTCTGAACGTTCCAGTCACCTTCCAGTTTAGCGTCGACGGTTGTCTGGAACTCTACTGCTCCGAAATCGAATTTAGGCCATTTCGATTCAATATTGAGCACCGATGCGGGTGTCATGCGGGGGTCGAGACGCATCTTAACGTCGCAGAATACGCCATCAATGCCGCCGTGAAGCGTGGGCGCATCAATCATCCCGGTGGCGGAACTGATTTTGATAGGGGTGGCTTTACGGTCATCAGACGGAAATCCGACAAACACTTGACCAGCGTACAGATGCCATTCAAAGCCGTATGCCTTAGCCAGAATGTCAAGTTCCTTGCTGATATCGGAGCTAACGTTATAGCCGCCAGCCATGACAATAGAGGTAAATTTGTCCACGCTATTGACAAGATATAACGGTTTCGACCAGTCCTGTGCGAGACTGGTCAAGACGTCAAACAACGTCACGCCCTTACCGAAACTCGCACTCGTTGTCCCACCGTCAAGCACATTGCTACCGCTGCGACACGTCACACGTGTGATGATGTCGGTACCGTCACGAATGGTGAAAACGTTGGTAACAAATCCAGTAAAAATCTGACCAATGCGCGACTGATACCCGGCGCGAAAAACAACGGTCTGATTCGGTTCAATCTTCGTTGTCGGTGCGAGGTTCCACAAGCGGAATTCACACGTACTCAGGCTGTCGCCAGTATACGTTGTCACATCAAACGAACACCGGAGCATTGGGTACGACTGCGTAATAAAATTCTTTGTGTCAATGAGTATTTCATACTGGCGCAAATCCATTGTCAGTAACTCCTTTGCCGGGTCTGGTCAATTGCCTGTGGATACACCTGTGTCTCGAGATGATTCACGGTATAACGTCCAATTGCGTTACCGTCCAGTATCACGTCGCCCTGCGTGGTGAAATTGCCGTTAAGCTGAATCGGACGGTTTATGGACTCCATAATTTGACTCATCTGCCGACTTTGCTGTGCGTAATTGTCAGTCATCGGACTCACTTCAGCACCGTACGAGCCGTCGTTAACCGGGGATGAATTCCCCCACTGTGGAAGTCGTTCGGTGTTCGTTGCGTTATCCACCAGAAACAGATTCTCCCGCCGCGGTTGCCATGCCCACGGGGGGAGTTGCTCGGTGTTCGTCGTGTTATTTATGACACTGTTATTAATGATTGTCCCGGCGGAGTCAAGAAACTCCTGAGTATTTTTACCAACGTTTCGGGGGTCGAAACCCGTCTTATCGCTGATCCACGCGGCGGCTTTATCGGCACTTCCCACCACATACTTGTCATACCATGAGCCACTAGAGATATCATCGATGAGGTCACGGTGATTGTCCATCCAGTTAGTTACGCCACTGGCGAGCGTAAACAGGTCGTCGGCTAAGTATTCAATGCTGGGCGCGAGAATGTCCGCGATCGTGTTACCCAGTCCTTCCATTTTCTGCTGCGTGTCGAGAATAGTCTGATTGATTGCATTCAGCGCGGCATTATGCTGCTCGGTGTAACCCAGTTCAGCGGCACGGGCTTTTGACACTTCCAGCGTTGTAGCGCCGAACTCCTGCCATACTCTGACAGTAGCCGGGTCGAGACCTAAAATATCAGCCACGTTGCTCTGACGCGTCGTATCGAGGCGCTGGAATTGTCCGGCGATGTCGCTGTAAATATCCTCGCGTGTGCGCCCCGTGGGATTATCGACACGGATTCCCGCAACCGCCAGTTGCTGAATCATCCCGGCGTCACCGGTCTGAATGCGGTTAATTCCACGCTCAATATTTAAAAGGCTGTTTGTCGTTGCTTGTCGGTCGCCGCCACGCTGTTCAGCCAGCGCACCGAGTCCATAAACCTCAGTTGGTCCGAACTGACTGGTTACAAGCTGGTTGTTCAGGTCGTAAGCCTGTTGCGCTTTCTTCGACTCAAACGCCCACGCTGCGCCGACACTCGCGGCAACACCGGACATCGCAAGTCCGGCACCTTTGAACGTGGCAACCAGACTCATAATGCGTGATTTTGAATTTTCTACACCGGTTTTAACACCCTTGTCGAGCGACTTACCGACATCGTCCATCTGACTACCGGCTTGCTCCGCCGATTTGCCGAGATTGTCGATATCTTTTTCGGCCTGTTCAGCACCTTTACCATCGTAAGAGATGCCGAGACCGACCAGAAACTGCGTAATCACATTAGCCATTATTCGGGCACCCACAGAAGATGATTATCAACGCCGAGGTTGTCAATGGTTACTTCATCGCCCACAAAGAAGAAGCGACCCAACCCGGCGCGGTATGCTTTACTGACCTCAGCATTTGGGACAAGCATTGCACCGGTGATGTAGTTAATACCATCCTGTGAGACACTCATTGTCCACGCGGGCTTGTCGGTGTAGCTAATGTAATCCAGTGCAAAGTCGAGAACGTTGTCGCCCAGCTTGACCGTGAAGGTCTGATGGGCGTTAGCCGCACCGTTATTTAGGGGAATTTCTTGCATTGTTTATCGCCTCGATATACTTACCCTGCAATTCATCCATCGCAAAGTGAAATTGTTCGACTTCAGCAAGCGATATTGTACCATCTTTTAACTGCGCCCATGTACAAAGAGGTGGGCACACCCCCTCGATACCCGTGCAAACCCGCATAAAGTACCAGTTGACCGGACTGGGTCGCCCGGTGCCCTTTACTCGTCTTTGTTTGCGTTTTGCACGTAATCGAAAAAATCAGCGTAAACCCACAGAAATAATTCGGCCAGCAGGGTGTTGAAACTCATCATGCGTCCGGCAAAATCGGCAACATCGACCTTACGTTCCTGACCGGCGACGAAAGTTTTACTCAGTAACACTTCCGAAATGCGCTTTTTGACAACGTGCGGTAGCGTGGTGAGCATTAGGACAACATCCTTGACCGACAATGTACCACCGTTCTTATAGACGTTCCCGGCGTGCACGATGAATTGTGCGCCAACCAATGACAAGATTTCGTCCTGCTCAATTGCGGACGGCATTGCGGCGTTGTATGTTGTGTCGCCCACTGTGAAAGATTTAACAAGTGACATTTTATTCCCCCCCCCCCCTCAGTTAGATGTCATCAATTCTATCGTTAATCGTGACCATAAACAAATCGATTTGAACGGGTCGTGATTTTCATCGAAACTACACTCACGCAAACGAGAGAGAGGGGATACGAAATATGAATGGCTTAATGACTGTCGGCGATGTACGAACGATGTCCAGCCGTGAGATTGCAGAATTGACTGGGAAGGAACACGATAATGTACGACGCGACATATCAAAAATGGCACAAGAACTTTCCCTCACTTTTGAGGAAAAGGTCATGCCGTCGAACGGAGGCAGACCGAGTAAGGTCTTTCTTCTAAACAAAGAAAACACGTTGATTCTGGTGTCGGGCTACAGTATCAAAATGCGTGCCGCCATTATTCGTCGCTGGCAAGAGCTGGAATCACGGGTGAATACACCCGCACTACCACAAAACTATATTCAAGCACTTGAAGCGCTGCTGGAAAGCGAGAAAGAGAAAGAACGTCTCGCACTAGAGAACAAGGAGATGACACCAAAAGCAGACGTCTACGACCGGATTGTAGAACGCAATGGTCTCTATAACGCCACTCAGATCGCCCAGAAGTTCGGACAATCAGCGATATGGTTAAACAAACAACTAGCCTCGATGGGCGTCTACAATCGCTCCGTGAAGCGTGGACGTGTATTTCAGCAATGGTTCATCGATAAGGGGTACGGAATAATGCGTGAGACAGAGAACGGGTTCTCACAACCTATGTTCTATGCCGAAGGTGAAATGTGGATTGTCAGAAAATTATCCGAAGAAGGTTTGATTTAAGTTAAAACAACAGGGGAGATGTGAAAATGTTAAACAAATTTGGAACCGGGTTGGTTGTTATCGTGGCTGCGGCAATTTACTGCAGTGGTGCCCACGGTGGTCAGAGCGAGCAATTTCAGATTTACGATGAGCAAACCGATACGATTTGCACGTATCATGAAAATGAATACGGTTACGCGGAAAGTGACGACCCGGCGTACATGGGTACCGGGATTTGCTGGCGTAAAGAAATGATGGACAAAGCGGACTTCCTCATTCGGAGTAAAAGAAAATAACTAAGGGACCAATTGTGATCAATCACATCGTTAATCGTGACCATGAATAAATCGATTCGAACGGGTCGTGATTTTTATCGAAACTACACTCACACGAACAAGAGGGGAGAACAGAGATGAACGATTTAGTAAACACAAAATCGGAACTAACCATGTCTAGCCGCGAGATTGCGACGCTAGTTGAGAAGCGTCACGACAATGTTTGCAGAGACATTCGCTCAATGCTCTGCGCTCTACATGGTGGTCACGATGAAGATTATGTTCGTAACTCAAATTTGAGTTACGTTAGGAATCATGGGGTTATGTGCATTCAGTATGATACCACCAACCCAAACGCATGGGAGTATCGGCTGGATAAAGATAACACCATCTGCCTGGTGTCAGGGTATAACGCTCAATTACGAATGAAGATAATCAAGCGTTGGCAAGAGCTGGAATCACGGGTGAATACACCCGCACTACCACAAAACTATATTCAAGCACTTGAAGCGCTGCTGGAAAGCGAGAAAGAGAAAGAACGTCTCGCACTAGAGAACAAGGAGATGACACCAAAAGCAGACGTCTACGACCGGATTGTAGAACGCAATGGTCTCTATAACGCCACTCAGATCGCCCAGAAGTTCGGACAATCAGCGATATGGTTAAACAAACAACTAGCCTCGATGGGCGTCTACAATCGCTCCGTGAAGCGTGGACGTGTATTTCAGCAATGGTTCATCGATAAGGGGTACGGAATAATGCGTGAGACAGAGAACGGGTTCTCACAACCTATGTTCTATGCCGAAGGTGAAATGTGGATTGTCAGAAAATTATCCGAAGAAGGTTTGATTTAA